AAGGTAATTCCAGACAAAGACCTGCGTGAAAAGCTGTCGCATGACATTGCGACAATGGCTGAGAAGCACACGCAAGAACAGGTCATGGCCCAGATCGAGGTCAACAAGGTCGAGGCCGCTCACCACAACTTGTTTGTGGCCGGATGGCGACCGGCAATTGGCTGGATATGTGCGCTCGGCATGGGTGGAAACTTTCTCATTATTCCCTTTGTAAACATGGGGTTAGAGCTAACTGAGAGCGGCGTTTTGATACCGATGATTGAGCTTGCAGAAATGATGCCAGTTCTTATGGGTATGCTTGGCTTAGGAGCGATGCGCTCCTTTGAGAAAGCCAAAGGGGTAAGCAGGGAAAAGTAATGCCAGAAATCTATCTGCCCGCAAAGCTAAACCGCTTTCTAGAACCTAAAAGGTTCAAGATAGCCATTGGTGGGCGTGGCTCTGGCAAGAGCATGAGCTTTGCCAATATGTGCCTGATGGATGCACAGATAAAGAATATAAAGACGCTTTGCTTTCGCGAGTACCAGAACTCTATTGATGACTCTGTTCACTCGCTTTTAAAGGCAGAGATTGATCGTTTAAAACTTAACGGTTTTAGTGTCCAGAAATCCGCCATCCTGCTTAATGATGAGCCTATGTTTAAGTTCAAGGGCTTGGCGCGTGATCCAGAAGCAGTTAAGTCTGCACACGGTTTCCAACGATTTTGGGTTGAAGAGGCCCAGACTATTAGCTTTGATTCGCTTAAAGCCTTAACGCCAACACTGCGAGAGGAAGGCTCAGAGATATGGTTCTCTGCTAACCCGCGCTCCTCAGTTGACGCATTCAGCCAGCGATTCATCAAGCCCTACGAGAAGCAGTTGCTTAGGGACGGCTCTTATGAGGATGATGACCACCTTATTATATCGATCAATATTGAGGACAACCGGCTTGCCCCAGATGTTTTGCTAAGAGAAATGGCGGGTGATAAAGAGCGGATGTCGCCCGCCTTGTTCAGCCATATCTGGTCTGGTCATTTTCTTGATGATGTGCAGGACTCGATAATTCCCTCTGAATGGTTTGATGCGGCCATTGATTCGCACAAGAAGCTAGGCTTTGAGGCCAGCGGCGCTGTTATAGCCTCTCACGATCCCTCAGATGAGGGTGGTGACAGTAAAGGCTTTGCTCTGCGTAAGGGTTCGGTCATTCTTGATGTCTGCGAGAAGGTAACAGGAGACTCTAACGAGGGCATGGACTGGGCGCTAGAAAAGTCCAGAGATGCACAAGCTGATTGGCTGGTGTGGGATTGCGACGGGCTGGGTATCTCATTGAAGCGTCAGGTTGACCAGGAACTGGAATCAACTAAGATGCAGAAGCACCAGTTTAGAGGTTCAGAGTCCCCCGATGATAGCGAGCTACCGTATTCGGGCAGGGACTCAAAGACTAATCGAGACACTTTTCTTAACAAGAGGGCGCAGTATTGGTGGAAGCTAAGGGATAGGTTCTATGCGACCTATCGGGCGGTAGAGAAGGGCGAATACATTAACCCAGAAGAGCTTATATCCTTATCCTCTGAGATTGATGTCCTTGACCAATTACGCAGTGAGGTTTGCCGAATACCTCAGAAACGCTCTAACAGTGGTAAAATTCAGATTATGAGCAAGATAGATATGGCAAAGAAGCCTTATCAGCTACCTTCGCCAAACATGGGCGATTCCTTGATGATGGCGATGTTCTCGCCCAAAGCAACGCGACAAGATGCCGTGAAACTTAATTTTAGTGGTTGGGGTTAAAATGGAAGATGAAAAGAAAGAATTAGATCAAGAGGGGGAAGGCGAGCAAACTGAATTCGACACCCTATCGTTTTATGACAAATATGATGACCACGACAAAGTAGTCAATCTTTTGACGGCTAGTCAAGAAGCTGACAATGACTTGCGAGAACACGCCAGAGAGGCCCATCTGTTCCTAGACCAGCGGACCGGGCAGTGGGAACAGTACTGGTGGAATGCCAACGATGGTAACCCTCGCTACACCTTTGATCAGTGCAACCCTATAGTCGCTCAGGTGTCTTCTGAGATAGAGCAGGCTGATTTTGACATCAGGGTATCACCCGCTGGTGGAAAGGCTACAAAGGCTATTGCAAGCACATTTGATGGGCTTATTCGCAATATTGAAAACATGAGCAACTCAACCCAGATTTATGGTCAGTCTGCTAGGGGCATGGTCACCTCTGGCTTTGACGCTTGGCGCGTCGTGCAAAAGTATGTAGATGATAATTCTTTTGATCAGGACTTAATGATTGAGAAGGTGGCAAATCCACTAGATAGGGTCTGGTTTGACCCATCCGCAGAGCTTCAGGATAAATCTGATTCGCGCTACTGCTTTGTGCTTCACCCGATTTCAGTTGAGGAATACGATAGCCGTTGGCCTGAAGGGTCAGGGCAATCATTGTCCGATGATCGACAGGGCGAAGCCTACTATGACAAAGCCGAGGTAATCAGGATTGGTGAGTTTTTATACGTGGAGTCTCACGAGAGAGAGTTGGTGATGATGTCCAACGGCCAAACGCATGAGGTTAATGATGACTTTGAGTCTGTCGTTGATGACCTAGCAGAGCTAGGCGTTACCGAGGTTAGAAGGCGCACCCGAAAATCTCACAGGGTGTGCTCGCGATTCTTTGACGCAGAGAACTGGCTTGAGGAAAAGAAAGAGACAGTATTCAATCGAATCCCGGTTGTTCCTGTATACGGCAATTTTAAGATTAATGAGGCAAAAACAATTTACTGGGGCGTGGTAGAGAAGCTGCTTGACCCTCAAAGAGTGATGAACTACGCACTCTCAAGAGAGGTAGCGGAGGGCGCACTAGCCCCAAGGGCGAAGTACTGGATGACATCGACTCAGGCTCTAGGCCATGAGTCTGACTTCAGACCTTAAACACTAACTCTGATCCGGTGCAGATATTCAATCCAGACCCAGAGATGCCGCAAGTTCCACAGCAGCAGGGCGGGGCGCAGATTAATCCCGGTCTTAGAACAGTGTCCACTGCCATGCAGGGAATGATGGCATCCACGTCAGGTATGTTCGCAGCCAACATGGGCGAGAGCGTTAATAATCAGTCTGGGACAGCGATTAAGCAGCTCCAGAACGCTGGCAATAACACAACCTACACCTATTCCAGAAGCATGGAGATAGCAATATCGGCAACTGGAAGGCTGCTCAAGGACGCTATTCCCACTGTTTACGACACAGAAAGAACGGTCAGAATTTTGCGCGAAGATGAAACCTTTGACATGGCAGAACTTAACCAGCGGATCATTGATAAGGAAACTGGCGAGATGGTTATCGTAAACGACCTCTCGGTCGGCACTTACGATGTTATCTGTCGAGCTGGTCCTAGCTTTAAAAACAGGCAGCAGGAGACTATTGAGGCGATTACCACTCTGGCTCAGGTCGATCCGACTCTTATGCAGATAGCGGGTGACTTACTGCTTCAGAGCATAGCGACACCAGCGGCTAGTCTTATAGCCGAGCGCAAGCGTGAGCAGATGATGCAGGCGGGTCTAATTCCTCAGTCACAGATGACCGAAGACGAATTGGCAGAGATTCAGCAGGCTGAAATGATGTCCCAGCAGGGCGGTCAGCCAGTTGATCCCAACATGATTATTGCTCAGGCCGAGCAGCTCAAGGCTGAGTCAGAAATGCTCAGAGCGCAGATCGAGCAGGCCAAGCTACAGAATGAGCAGATCAAGATACAAAATGACCAGTTTAAACTTCAGCTAGAAGCTCAGAAGATGCAAGCGGAGCAGATTGATGACCAGGGCGACCAGCAGATTGATGCGTTTAGGGCAGAGACTGACAGGATGGACACCCAGATACGGGCAGAAGAGGCTGGAGCAGACGTTGACTTGAAGAATACGAAGACTTTAGGCGAACAGATCAGTAATCAGCAAAAGATGACCGAGATGGCTGAGAAGCAGCGGCAGGCTCAGATTAATCAATTGAGCAATGAAGAGTTAATAAGGATTGCCAATGGCAGAGGTTAGCGCGTTACGCAATTTGGGGATTAACCTAAATCAACGACAGGGCGATCCACAGCAAAAAGCTGGTCTACAAGGAAAGTTTCAGCCAATTGTGTCGGACAATATAGTGACACCGCAAGAAGCTGTGGAGGTTCTTGAGAGCAGAGGCGTTGAGGCAGCTTATTTGCCTTTTGAGTCGTCGTGGAGTCCTTTTGACCCCAACTTTAGATCAACCGTAAGAAGTTCTCTTAACGATCTTTTTGGGGGCAGCAACATTGCTTCAAATTCTGGATACAGGCGAGGAAGGATAGCCGATGCTTTGGCAGGGCTAGTTGATTTTGCGCCCGCTATAGGCGATGCCGTGGGCGTTGGCGATACGATGACCTCCTACAGGCAGGGCGATATGCTTGGTACTGGCATCAACGCACTGGCCACTGGAGTTGGTGTGCTGCCGCTTGTTGGTGGGCCTGCGTCTAAGGCAGTAAAGGCTGGAGGGAATAGGGTTAGGTCGGCGTTAAATGAATTAGGTTACGGCAGAACCCCAAATCAAAGCCTAAATAGCATTCCATTTATTCACAATACAGACCCAAATACATTAAAAGGCAGCGGTAAATTTGGCACAAGCATAGAGCCTGCGGGTCAGTATGTATCGCCTACTGATAAGCTAAGAACAGATTTTCCTGAAAACTTTATTGCTGGCGAAAAGGAATTCTCTAAGCCTTTAGTTATTAACTTTGGTGATGGGTATGACAAGCCAAATAATTGGAAGAATCGGCTCTCGGCTGAATATGATAATAAGACAGGAATTGATCTTACTAACGCTCTCAGGGCTGATGGCTATGACGGGATTGTGACTGTTGATGAGGGCGGCAATCTATCAGAAATGGTTGATCTTACGCAAGGCAAGTCTGGTTCTGCATTGAGTGGGTTAGAATTAAATATTGATGACCTTGATGAAGATCAATATATTCAAGCAATTAATCCTCAAGGAACACAAATAAAACCAGAGGCTAGGCCAAATCTAGGCATGGGCGATATGTACGGTATGGCTTCTCGCAATGCTGAAGAGATCATGACTCAAGAGTTGCGATCAGGCGAAACTATAAG